AAAAAGAGTTCCGCCTGGAATGAAGCGTCCTCACCAGCACGCTATTCCTGGTGAGATGGCTCCCAAACCAAATACTGGCACCTCTATGGTACCTTATGGCGAAAAGGGCATGGTTTCTACGAGACCATCGCCTGCACCCAAAGGTACATCTATGGTTCCTTATGGTCAAACTGGAATGGTTTCGACCCGGCCTTCAGCAACAACACCAAGCGGACCAGGCGCATTAGGTCCAGGGCAAGGCCCAAAGGGTCTTTTGGGACCTGGTGCTACAAAAGCCCCAATGACAATAACGATGGGTCCTGACGGCAGAGCTGTTTTAGGTCCAGGCGTAGATACCAAAAGACTTGGTCCTCACGTCAAAGACGTAACACCTAAAAGTGCTCCTAATGTCAAAGTAGAGCCAGGTGCTCAGCAATTCAGACCAACAGATAAGCCAAAAGATGCACCTAAGGGCAAACCTGCTCCTAAGGGTAAAGGTCTAAATGTAACTAAGTGGACAGATAGTCCTGACGCAGCCAAGCCTGAAAAGAAGATGGTGACCCCAGAGGATAGGGCTGGTTTAAAAGATGAGACTAAGCCTAAAGATAAGCCACCTAAGGATGGTAAGCCCACTAAGGGCAAAAAGCCATCTGGCAAAAAGAACTTTTTAAGCGGCATGATCGGCAAGCTTAAAGGTGTCAAAGGCAAAGGCAAACTTGGTTTGGCCGCAGGGCTGATAGCAGCTATTGGCACTGGGGTTTATGCTCTTTGGCAATCCACTAAAAATGATTGGGATCGATATTTGAGTATGGCCGAGGACGAGGCTGAAGCCGCAGAAAACACTAAAGCTAAAGTATTGGTTGCGGATATCAAGAGAAGGCATGAAGCCGTAGATGAGATGATGTCCTCTGCTGAAGAGGCCAAAAGCCTAGATGTAAATGGGTATTTGAAAATCGACAACCTCATAGGAAAAATTGAAGACTTGGATCAATACTCAGGCATATCAAAAGATATGGCCGAGGCTTCCCAAGGATTATCCTCTTTGGCCGCAGCACTACAAGAGCAAGGCTCTAAGTACTTAGCTAAGGGAGTTCAAGAGAAAGAAGAAGTCCAAGCTCGCAGCGCAGAAAAAGTACAAAGCATGCAGCAATGGTTCGCTGATCATGGTGACCAAGACATCAATATTGACGGTGAGGTTGATGATAGGCTTAAGTTCCACGTACGTGGTTTTGTATCTAATATGAAAAAGAGATTTGGCCCTTCCTTTAACCCTAAGAATCTTTCTGAGAAGAACCTTCTAGACCATGGGAACTATGAGCTTTTGGACAGGTTGTACCAAATATGGAAATATCCACGTGCAGCTGTTGGTGAAGAATAGTTTCTATCAATAGAAACCATTAGTTATGATTGTTTAACGATCCAAGATTTTTCTAGGTCGGTTAGAACAAATACTATGGAGATTATATCATGGCACTTTATCCTTTACAGCCAGGAATGCATCCACTAGGACAGTTTGATGTTCTAGATACCGTCCTAAACAGCGTTGCTGGTGGCGAGGTTATGACCCTCACCACTGCTTCTCGCACCAACACTCTCACTGAGACTGCTGCTGCTGACGCTCTTGATGGATACACTTACGCTGACGCAGGCTTGCGTCCAGCTACTACACTCGCTACTACCGCAGCCGAGTTCCCATTGTACCTTTCGGACGATGGAACTGGCCCAGGTTACTTGACTTACTTCGGTGGTCTAACTGGTCCTCTCGGTCTAGGTCTTAGTGAAAACGGAACCCAGCTTGGTCCACACACCGCAGCTGGTTCGGGCAAAGTTACCCTTTGGGACAAGCCAGGTCTATTTGCAGTTAGCGTTAACGCTCTCGCATCTGACTTCGTATCTACTATTCCAGTAGTTGCAGGTTTGGCTCCAGGTCTCGCCATCGGCTTCGGCTCTGGTGCTGACGCTGGTAAGCTCGCTCACGATGGTTGCTCTAACAAAGTTGCCGCTACCGGTGTTGGTCGTTTCGTAGAGTTCTCTTCTGAGCCTTCTCTCGTTACTACCCCCAACCGTTTGGTGGGAGCTGATGAGCAGTTCACTCGTGTAGTCCTTCAGTGGGATGCAGGATTGGGAGTACGTACTCTATAAGAGTAGTTACTTACTTTCTGACGGAAAAGGGCACCTTTTTGGTGCCCTTTTTCTTTTTGTCCTCACAAACCTATCAATGAAAGACAAGTATCTATGAAGTTGGGGGAAATCTAACATCCCTCAGCCCGCAAACAAAGTATAAGCAAGTGTAAGTTGAAAGTTCAATATATTTTAGGGGTTTAATTATGAGTTTATTTGATACCAGAGGTGAGATGAGTGCCGTATCTACAAGAGATGCGCTTACTGCTATCACCAAAATGGCAAGAATTATCGAGGATAACGCTAACTCCAGCAACACCATTGCTGGTCGTCCATCGTTCTCCGAAACCCAGCGTGATGATATGATCAAGCGTGCTCTTCTTACCAATGAGGGTAAGATTGCATTGGGGCAGGCCATGGCCCTTCCTATTCGTAGGAACCTTGATTACGCTGGTGTAGCACGTCGTGCTCTAGTGGTAGATCCTCTACCTACTGGCGCACTCCCAGTCTACGAGCGTGACATTGATGTCAGCGCTGTTGTTGTTTCCAGCAACGGTTCTGCACCAGAGTCTGTAGTTCGTGGCGACCGTGTGACCGTACCTGAGTTCGAGATTGTCTCGAACCCAACCGTTCGTATCCGTGAAGTTCGTCAGAGACGCTTCAATGTGATCGAGCGTGCTGTGCAGAAGGCACGCCAGGAGATTCAGGCAAACGAGGACGCTAACGTCTTTGCTTCCTTGGACTTCGCTGGTGACGCTGCTTTTGGTGGCGAGAACACCGCACAGGACATTGCTGATGCTGGCCTCGCACGTCGTGACCTTGTTCAGCTTACCATTCAGGTTGATCGTTGGGACCTGGTAACCACCAAGTTCTTCATGAACATCGTTGAGTTTGCCGAGATTCGTCTTTGGTCTTCTCAGAATGGTGGTACTGTTGCTGCAGAAGTTGACCCAGTTACTCACCGTGAGATTCTTCAGACCGGTCTGTATGCCCGCATCTTTGGTGCTGACATCATCGTTTCGAAGATTGTTACTCCGGGTACTGTGTTCGCTTTGGCTGACCCAGAGTTCGTAGGTATCATGCCTGTCCGTCAGGACATCGAAGTTATGCCTGCTGACGAGCCTAAGAGACTATCTCTTGGTTGGGTTGTTTCCGAAATCATCGGTATCGGAATCGTCAACGCACGTGGCGTGGCTGTAGGGAGAAAATCAGTCTTAGTTGACTAATAACGGATATCTCTTAGAGATTTGATGTAAAGATTTAGGGAGGGCTTCGGCTCTCCCTATTTCAATTCAACTAAGGAGAAAGAATGTCAGGAAATAATCATGTCAAATATTGCGGTATTTACAAAATCCGAAATACCCAAAATCAAAAAGTGTATATTGGTTCAAGTTCAAATATAAAAACTAGATGGAGACAGCACAGATATCAACTTAAAAAGGGCGAACACCATAGTACATACCTTCAACGCTCATGGAACAAGCATGGACAAGAATCATTTGCTTTTGAAATAATAGAACAATGCTCTAAGGAAGTATTGAAAAACAGAGAACAGCATTATATCGATACTCTAGCTCCAGGGTATAATGAAAATCTAATAGCTCACAGACCACCTTCTTTTAACGAGCTTTCCCCTGAATTACAAGAACAGGTACGAGAAAAGAAGCGAGCCACTGCTCATCGTAGAATAGCAGAAGGCACAGCGCCTAGTATGCCCAAACCCATAAAACGTATCTGTATACTGACAAAGGAAACTAAAGAGTATACTTCCGCTGAAGAAGCCGTACAAGAAGGCTTTAGCCAACAATCCATTTCCGCTTGTTGTTTGCACAAAAAGAATACCTACGCCAATTACTACTGGCGATTTGTGGGAGATAATACTCCCCTGCCCAAAGTCAAGCGTTTGCAATTCATTCCTATAGTGCGCATAAGCTCGGAGGGTAAAAAACTCTATACGACCCGTCAATCCATCATAAATGATGGGTTTAGTTACGATAGTGTAAAGAGAGTTTCCAGAGGTAATAGGGGCCGTAGAAGCTATAAAGGCTTCCAATGGAAGTATGAAAATGCTCAAGCCGATCAGTTTACGCAAACCCACCCTACTCACCAAGAAAAGTTTACCAAAGCTGTTGTTAGAATAGATTCGCAAAATAACGAAAAACGTTACGTCTCACAAGCAGAAGCCTCTAAAGATGGCTTTGACCAACGCAAGGTTAGTTTGTGTTGTTTGGGTAAACGTAAAACGCACGGTGGTTTTGAATGGCGATTTGCTTAGGCAGAATGCTAATAAAACAGCACAGATGGGGGTGTGCACCCTCTACTAATGTATGTAAAATATAGAAATACAGGAGAAAGTATGCTAAAGCAAGTAAAGTCCAAATTGGTTTTGAGGAATCTAAAGTCAAAGAGAGTTATGGTTTTTGGTCACATACCTATCAAGCCTCTTGGAATGTTAGACGTTTTTTCAGCTGACCCGGCATTACCAGAGAGTGATGTCATAGATAATCTAAAACCGCCACACGGTGACCTATACAAAAAGATCTACCAACAAGGAGTTCTGGAACTAGAAGAGTGCAAGCTCTATGGTCTAAGTAACACCGAAGTAACCACCGAGAACATCGTTGCTGATGGCGAAATAGGAATGGATAAGTTCCTTTCTACTGATGAAGAAGGCAATCTGGTGTGGACCTTTGTTGATGCAGAAAGCAAAATGCCAGTGTCAACCCCTCTTTACAAAGAAGATGGCGAGTTACGTTTGCAAAAGGCAAGTCCAACCTCAAATGGGTATTTGTCTAAAGATGACTGGCTTTTGTTCAAAGGCAAGTCCACTGGTTTTAGGATAT